GAAATGGCAAAAGCTAGAATATCCAAAAGAGCTAAGTAAGCTTAAAAATATATTTGACTGGAGAAACTATCCTGAAGAGCAAAAGGATAATTGGTATGATTTTATTGATGAAGAGTTTAAATATAGAGATGAAGGCTATTGGTTTAATAATAACGGTGAGCCTACATATATAACAGGTAGTCATTACATGTATTTACAATGGAGTAAGATTGATGTTGGAGCTCCAGACTTTCGTGAAGCAAATAGGTTGTTCTTTATATTTTGGGAAGCCTGCAAAGCAGATAAAAGATGCTACGGTATGTGCTATTTGAAAAACAGACGTTCTGGTTTTTCTTTTATGTCTAGCGCAGAAACAGTTAACTTAGCTACTATATCGAGTGACTCTAGATATGGAATACTATCAAAAAGTGGTGCAGATGCTAAGAAAATGTTTACCGACAAAGTTGTTCCAATATCTATCAACTATCCGTTTTTCTTTAAACCGATACAAGATGGTATGGACAGACCTAAAAGTGAACTTGCTTATAGGGTTCCTGCAAGTAAGTTCACGCGTAGGAAAATTACTGCAAACGAAAAGCAGGAAGAGCTGGTTGGACTTGACACTACTATTGATTGGAAAAACACAGGTGATAACAGTTATGACGGTGAAAAGCTTAACTTGTTAGTTCACGATGAAAGTGGTAAGTGGGAAAGACCTGATAATATTTTAAACAACTGGCGAGTTACTAAAACTTGTTTAAGGTTAGGTAGCAGGATTATAGGTAAGTGTATGATGGGATCAACGAGTAATGCTCTTGATAAAGGTGGAGATAATTTTAAGAAGTTATATAACGACAGCGATGTCACAAAAAGAAATAGAAATGGTCAAACACGCTCTGGTTTATATTCTTTGTTTATCCCAATGGAATGGAACTATGAAGGATTTATTGATGAGTTTGGACGACCAGTTTTCGATACCCCAACACGAGAGTGTTATGGACCCGACGGTGAATTAATAGACGTTGGCGTAATAGAGAACTGGGATAATGAAGCTGATGGATTAAGAGATGACCAAGACGCACTAAACGAATTTTATCGACAGTTTCCAAGAACTGAAGAGCATGCGTTTAGAGATGAAACAAAGAACAGCTTGTTTAATCTTGTTAAGATATACGAGCAAATAGATTATAACGAAGGTAATAGAAACTCTTCAGTGTTAAACGTAGGAAACTTTCAATGGGCTAATGGAGTAAAAGACACGCAAGTTATATTTACACCAGATCCAAATGGAAGATTTAAAATAAGTTGGGCACCGCCTGCCAACCTACAAAATAGAGTTATATTAAAAAATGGAGTTAGATACCCAGGTAACGAGCACATGGGCGCTTTTGGTTGCGACAGTTATGATATTAGTGGTACCGTAGATGGTAAAGGATCTAAAGGATCATTACATGGATTAACTAAGTTTAGTATGGAAGATGCTCCTGCTAATACGTTCTTTTTAGAATATTTAGCTAGACCACAAACCGCAGAGATATTTTTTGAAGATGTATTAATGGCATTAGTATTTTACGGTATGCCAATACTAGCAGAAAATAATAAACCAAGATTGCTTTACTATTTAAGACGTAGAGGTTACAGAGGTTTTAGCATGAATAGACCAGATAAAGTTTGGAATAAGTTATCTACAGCTGAAAGAGAAGTTGGAGGTATACCAAACTCAAGCGAAGACATTAAGCAAGCTCACGCAGCTGCTATTGAAATGTATATTAATGACCATGTTGGTTTATTACAAGATGGTACTTATGGAACGCTATACTTCAATGATTTGTTAAATGATTGGAGTAAGTTTGACATAAACAAAAGAACTAAGTTTGATGCCTCGATAAGTTCTGGTTTAGCTATAATGGCTTGTAACAGACACTTGTATGCACCAAACCAAAAAGTACAAAAACCTAAATTAAATTTAAGTATTGCTAGATATAAAAACACTGGTAGTACTTCACAGATAATTAAACATTAAATATGGCTGAGTCAGTTGTAAGTAATTATTTTCCTAGTCAAGTTGTTAGCGACTTAGAGAAAATTAGCTATGAGTATGGTTTGAAAATAGCAAAAGGTATTGAACAAGAATGGTTCAAGAACGAAAGAAACTACGCTAACAGTAGGTTTAGAAATATAAAAAACGATTTTCATAGATTAAGGCTTTACGCTCGAGGTGAACAATCGATACAAAAATATAAAGATGAGTTATCTATCAATGGTGACTTAAGCTACTTAAACTTAGACTGGACTCCAGTTCCGATTATTCCGAAGTTTGTTGATATAGTTGTAAACGGTATAGCTGAAAGAACTTATGATATTAAAGCATACTCTCAAGATCCTTATGGTGTAGAACAAAGAACTCAATATATGGAGTCTATACTAAAAGATATGAGAACTAGCAGTTTTAACGACACTGTTCAAGAAGCTTTTGGAATAAACATCTACGAAAACGATCCAAATACTTTACCTAAAAGTGAAGAAGAGCTAGCGTTGCACATGCAGTTAACTTACAAACAAGCTGTTGAGTTAGCTGAAGAGCAAGCTTTGAAAGTTTTAATGGAGGGTAACAACTACGAGTTGATTAAAAAGAGATTTTTCTACGATTTAACAGTACTAGGTATTGGTGCTGTTAAAACTTCTTTTAATACTTCTGAGGGTGCTAAGGTAGAATACGTTGATCCTGCGGATATAGTTTATTCAAGAACAGACTCTCCATATTTTGATGATATATACTACGTTGGTGAAGTTAAAGAAATACCTGTAAACGAACTGGTAAAACAATTTCCACATTTAGATCAAGCGGAGATTGAAGATATAATGAAAAACAAAGGCGTTACTTACGCTAACAACTCAAACAAAAGGTATCACGAAGACGACGGAAATAAAGTAGAGGTTTTGTATTTTAACTACAAGACTTATATGAACGAAGTTTATAAAGTAAAAGAAACTGGCACTGGCGCTGACAAAGCTATTGAGAAAGATGATACTTTTAATCCACCAGAAAACTTAGAAGGAAGCTTTATGAAACTTCAAAGACAAGTTGAGGTTTTATATGATGGTGCTTTAATATTAGGCACAGACAAACTTCTTAAGTGGGAAATGGCCAAGAATATGATTAGACCTAAAAGTGATTACACTAAGGTTAAAATGAATTATTCTATAGTAGCACCAAGAATGTATAATGGTAAAATTGAATCATTAGTTAGTAGAACAACTGGTTTTGCTGATATGATTCAGCTTACACATTTAAAGCTACAGCAGGTAATGTCACGTATGATACCAGATGGTATATACTTAGATGCTGATGGTTTAGCTGAAATAGATTTAGGTAACGGAACAAACTATAATCCACAAGAAGCTTTAAACATGTTCTTTCAAACAGGTTCTGTTATTGGTAGATCAATGAATGAGCTTGGCGAAGGAAATCCTGGTAGAGTACCTATACAAGAAATAGCTAGTGGAAGTGGTGGTCAGAAACTACAGGCGCTTATAGGTAATTACAACTACTATCTACAGATGATACGTGACGTCACCGGACTTAACGAAGCTAGAGATGGTAGTATGCCAGATAAAAACGCTTTAGTAGGTGTGCAAAAGCTTGCTGCTGCAAACTCTAACACTGCTACTAGACATATATTACAGTCTGGTCTATTTTTAACATCTCAAGTTGCAGAGTGTTTATCTCTTAGAATATCTGATATTATAGAGTACTCACCAACTAGAGACGCGTTCATACAATCTATAGGCGCTCACAACGTTGCTACGCTAGAAGAAATGTCAAATCTACACTTATATGACTTTGGTATATTCTTAGAGTTGTCGCCAGACGAAGAAGAAAAAGCATTATTAGAGAATAATATCCAAATGGCTTTATCTGCTAATCTTATAGAGCTTTCAGATGCTATAGATCTTAGAGAGATTAGAAATATAAAGCTAGCTAATCAATTGTTAAAAATAAGAAGACAAGAGAAGTTAGAGCGTGATCAAATGATGCAACAGCAAAACATGCAAGCTCAAGCACAAGCTAACGCTCAGTCGCAACAAGTGGCGGCTCAAGCTGAAATGCAGAAGAATCAAGCAATGACTCAATCTCAAATACAATTAGAGCAAGCTAAGTCTGAACTTAAGATGCAGCAGATGATGCAAGAAGTCGAGGTTAAAAAACAACTTATGGATCACGAGTTTTATATAAACTACACTTTAAAGCAGATGGAAGTTGATGCGTTAAAAGGTAGAGAAAAAGAAAAAGAAGATCGCAAAGATGAAAGAACTAGAATACAAGCCTCACAACAAAGTGAGCTTATAGATCAAAGAAAAGCAGGTAAGCCTCCTAAAAAGTTTGAATCTGCCGGTAATGATATACTCGGAGGTGGATTTAACTTAGGATCGTTTGAACCTAGTTAAACACTTAATTTTTTATATTTTATATTATGGAACAAGAATTAGAAAACGTTGAGGAAACTCAACAAACAGAAGAAACTAAATTTGAATCTGCTGGAGACGATAGCGTTTATAAAGTAGATTTAAGCAAACCACCAACACAAGATGAAAAACCAGAAGAAACAGAGGAAACTCCAACAAGTGAGGCTGACGACTCAGGAGTGGCTGGAGGGGATGAAAGTACCCCAACCGCAGAGGAACAAGAAGAAGTACAAACGGAAGGAGAAGTACAAGAAGAACTACCAGTACTAGAAGAAGTAGTAGAAGAGGAAGTTGAAGAGACGGTGGAGGCTGTAGAAGAAGCGATAGCTGAAGCAGAAGCTACTGGTGAGCCTTTACCTGAAAACATTCAAAAGTTAGTAGACTTTATGAATGAAACTGGCGGAGACATTAACGACTACGTGAGATTAAATCAGGATTATTCAGATATGGATAATCTTACAGTTTTGCAAGAGTTTTACAAGCAAACAAAACCTCACTTAGATGCAGAAGAAAGAGCTTTCTTAATGGAAGAAAACTTTTCTTTTGATGAAGAAGTTGATGATGAAAAAGATATTAGAAAAAAGAAAATAGCCTTAAAAGAGCAAGTTGCCGAGGCTAAAGCCTACTTAGACGGGCAAAAGTCTAAATATTACGATGAGATTAAAGCTGGTTCAAAACTAACTGCTGAACAGCAGAAAGCTATGGATTTCTTTAATCGATATAACAAGGAGTCAGAGGAGACTCAAGCTAAAACCAAAAAAGCTAATGATGTATTTAACAAGAAAACTGAAAATGTTTTCAACGACAAGTTCAAAGGTTTTGAATATAACGTCGGAGATAAAAAATACAGATTTAACGTTAAAAATGCTAATGAAGTAAAAGGTACTCAAAGCGACATTAATAACTTTGTCAAAAAGTTTTTGAACGAAGATGGAACAATGTCAGACGCTAAGGGTTATCACAAATCGCTTTATACAGCAATGAACGCAGATGCTATAGCTCAACATTTCTACGAACAAGGTAAGGCCGATGCTTTAAAAAAT